TTGGGGTTCGGTAGGAGGACATCTTTGTTTTACTCGTATTTTATGTGAACTATCAGGGTTAACCTTGTTAAATTAATATAACCTAAACTTTAAAACCTAAAAGGGTGGGTAAGCACCTAAAACCTGTACTACTGGGGTAGCCAGTAGTCACCCTAACTTACTGGGGTAGTTGAAACCACACGAACCTTCCTTTTTCACGTAGTCACGTGAAAAAGATGGGCTCGTGTGGTTTCTACCCCAGTAAGATAGGGTGGCGGGACAAGATAGAGTGGCGGGACCACCTATCCAAATTTAGTCAAAACCAAAATTAAAATGCCAGCTATCCGAAACAACTCTCGTTCAAGAAATTGGGTCTTCACTCTTAACAACTACACTGGAGATGAAGTTGAATTCATTCATAGTGCAGAACTTGGTGACCTGCGGTGCATTGCTTATGCAAAGGAGCGTGGTGAAAGTGGAACGCCGCATCTACAAGGCTTTGTTTGTTTTAGCAACAAAAAGAGCTTGCGGCAAGTTAAAGCGGTCATCTGCAACAGGGCACACATTGAGATGATGCGTGGGTCAATTGATAATTCCGTTGACTACTGTTCTAAAGATGGGGATCTTGTTATCATTGGTAAAGTTCCCATGTCCAAAAAAGAACAAGGAGCCAAGGGGGCGGAAGTTTATAAGGAGGCCTGGGAATTGGCGAAGAAGGGCAGGATCGAGGACATTGACCCCTCGCTACGTCTTCGATACTACCCTACCCTTAAGAGAATCGAAAAAGACTTCATGGTCCGACCCGACTCTCTATCACTCCTTTCCAATGAGTGGGTCTTCGGATCCACCGGAGTTGGGAAGTCCAGACATACCAGAGAGCGGTTCCCGGACGCCTACTATAAGCCCTGTAACAAGTGGTGGGACGGCTACCAAGGTGAGGAGACGGTCATCATTGAAGACTTCGATGCCGACCATAGAGTACTCGGACATCATCTCAAGATATGGGGCGATCACGGGGCTTTCGTTGCAGAGTGCAAAGGTGGATCGATGTGTATTCGACCTAAGCGAATTATCATCACTTCCAACTACGCCCCGAAAGAGATCTGGGATAACGAAAAGACATGGGGACCCATTTGCAGGCGCTTCAAATTGGTAGAATATGATGAAGCTAAGGGTAGAGAGTTGAAAGCCAGATGGGACTTAGAAGCTATGGAAGCTGGCCTTGATGCAGCCATTGCACGTGTTGAGAATGTTCTGGAAGAAGATATTAATGTTTTAATTCCTAGAGTTAATTTTAATGATAGTTTGCTTGATCTGACAATATAAATACAGTGATCATTATATTCTATAATTATCCCCCGTACCCTGCCCAGCCACTACGTGCCTGCAACCGTTTACTGATTTATATAAAAATACGAAGAAAAAAGAAAAAAACCGCGACCATAGGGGTTGAGGTAATACTATACTCAACCCCTACGGTCACTACCCCAGCTTAAGAAGATCCTGGATTTCTAGGTTCCATTAACAAGGTGTCGTAAATAATCTTGTAAGTAATGTACACAGGTGAATGTGTTGCACCTAGTGCAATGAGCGGAGCTACACCGATATCAAATAAGACAATGTTGGTCGGATTGTTGTTAATCAAAGCGGAGTTACGATCATCTTTCCCATCCTTTCCCGTAAACTTTTTAATATTAACAGAATGGGTGATAGTAACTGAATCCGCTTTGGCCAGAGCTATCGATTTTGGTAAAGTGCGATGTCTTGCTCCGCCATACTCCAGTTCATCGTCTATAGTTGTTGATGTAGCACCGCCATCACGTAAGCTGACACAATAGAAGAAAGGTACTCTTGTTTCAGATACAAAGGTCACTTGAATTTTAGCGTTTATCACGGCATAACGTTCGTATAATGCAGCTAATTCATCCCATCCACGTGGTTGATGATCGGCTACATCAACAGCATAACCTGGATCATAACAAGAGTTGGCACGGACTTGGAACTTCGTAAGGCCTTCAGCAACATCGTTGGGTGCGATAGTTTTGACTTCGCCATAAATCATTGATACTCTTTGCATATCGTTAAGAATAGCTGCTCTTTTGAAACTTAAGCGGGGTTTAAAGTTCATCCTTCTCCGCACTGAACGTGTAGATGCGGTGTCGGATGTACGTTTTCTTTTTCTGGATTTTGGGGTTCGGTAGGAGGACATCTTTGTTTTACTCGTATTTTATGTGAACTATCAGGGTTAACCTTGTTAAATTAATATAACCTAAACTTTAAAACCTA